CCGGCCAATTGAGCCGGGGTCGCAGCGGGGTCAGTCGTAAATGCGACGGGAGCGGGCTGGACATAAAACAACACGCCAGCTTCATTACCATCGCCAAGTTGGTAGCCACTACCTGCAACTGGAAAAGCCATAATGAATTCCTTTCAATTAAGCGCCGGGGGAAGCCCCCCGGCTAAATCACAATTAGCCCCAAATACGGCAAGCCATCTGCGGGCGAATGACGCTGTAGCCATACAGCACATCAATACGACACGGCATACGGTCATTGTTGATGTCGTACTGGCGCACAATACGCAGTGAGATGCCGTTATGCACAGCACGCGAGGCCATATCCACACCTTGCGGCAGGAGAAGGTCGGCGGTGGCAAACGTGATGGCGTCCTTGTGATAAACAAGATTTTGCGGGTAGGCGCTGGAAGCCGCACCAAGCCAAGTAACGGCAGCAGTGGCTTGGGGGAAAGAATCCACCGTAGCCAGAGCTTGGTTAGCCGTAAAGATGGCAGGGAACACGGTCACGGAAGCCACACCACCAGCAGACGCGGTTACGTCAGCAGTCACAACGAACTGTTGAAGCGAGCCGGTCGATTCACGGGTTTGCGGATTGACTGCAAACACGTTGCCGATGGTGAAAACTTCACCAGCTCTGATGGTGGCGTTAGCGCCCAAGCCCGTCAGAGACAGGGTGGAAGTGCCTTGCGCAGAAACGGTCGTATTCACAGTGCCGTTGGTGCGGGTGCCAGTCGTCAGCGTCTTGATCGACTGAGACATATTCACTTCGTCAAAGCCCAGCACGCCAGTACCCATCATGCCATTCTTGAATTGCTTAGAGATGGTGTCGGTGGGGTTAAACAGGCCCTTCATGCCTTCTACGAGGCCAGCGTTAGCAGCCGGATTCACGGTGGCATAACGGGGCGACATGACAGCCGCGTTTTCGTTCAGCTTTTGTTGAGCTTGCAGCAGCACCAGCGAGGTGGCCGGGGTCGTGCCGGGGGTACCAACGCTGTTACCGATGCCCTTAAATGCATTAGCAACGTCAGTATCAATGGCAGCAGCCAGTTGGCTAATACGAGGCTTCAGCACGCGGTCAGCGAAGTCGTCCAATTGCATGGTCAGTTCGGCAGACGTAAAGTTGATGCCGATATGCTTTTGGGAGGCCACAGACAGGGTGGTAAATTGCTCGTTGTCGTCCTGAACTTGCAGGGCGGCGCCGTCAGTCACCAAAGCGCGGTCCGGCAGGCGGATACGCAGCGCGGAGCCGATTTTTGCACCTTCAACGGCGAACGAGTCGTCGTATTGGCGATTAACGTTACGGGTGAGCACCAGGTTGTTCTCAAGAACTTCGAGAGCTTTCCGGGTGATCATGTCGATAGTAAGCAGACTATTTGGCATGATTATTTCCTAAAAAAGTTAGCGGTTGCGTTGTGCTTCCCACTTCCGAATTTGCCGTTGTCTTTCTGCTTCAATCCATTCTGACGCGCTCATGGTTTTAATGGAACGTGGGTCAGTCGTATCGTATGCAGCACCGCCAGTAGAACGGGCGGTAACAGGGGCAATCGGTGCCGGGGCACTGGTTGTTTTCTTCGCGGGCGGATTATCGGACAGCTTAGCCTCGATCTTCCCGATTTCCTTAGCTTGCAAGATTGGCGAAAGGCGAGAAATACGGTCAGCTTCCTTCGGATTGGTACCCAAAAAATACGCCAAATCGGGGCCAATATCAGAAGCCTGAATCGTTTCAGCCATCACGTTAGTGATTCTCAAATTCGGGTTATACGCGACTTGCTCGAAGTCTTCATACTTTTCCCGCGCCTGCTCTTCACGCTCGTGATAACCCTCAAGCAACGATGCTTGCTGTTTAGCCAGCTCACGCTGTGCCAACAGCTCTTCAGCCTTACGATATGCCAATGCTTCCGCATAAGCCTCGGGGCTTTCAAACTGATCGACAGGCGGGAGGTCGCCCGGAGGTGCAGCCCTTACGGCTTGCGCTTCCTCAGCCCTGCGCTGTTGCTCTCGTTCCCACTTCCGTTGCTCTCTTGCGAGCCTTTTGCCAATAGCCGCGTCCAGTTCTTCCTGTGTAAAGGTTTTAGCTGGCTGCGATTCATCGGCAACTTCCGGCGATGAAACTTCGGGTTCAGGCGATGCCGTCTCGACCTGTTCCGGCGCGGGCACTTCCGCTAGTTGTACTTCTTCAGTCATGGTTGATTCCTAAGAATCCCTGGTCAAACGGGCCAGTACGGTATTAATTTAATACTATTAAGCTGCTGCCATTACAATCCAATTCGTGCCGTTAGATACAAGCGTTGCCCATTTACCAATAGTACCAGCAAGAATAGCCGTACCAGCAGTTGAGCTATTTAATGGAACAACATTGCTGGATGCCGAAACCACAGTAAAAGCTTTTATTGTTTTAACGGTGATTATTCGCCCCGTCCAGCTTGATGCTGTTGGCAAAGTCACCGTGATAGATGCAGAGCCATCACAGACAATGAAATTTTCATTATTTCCAACGATAAAATTTGCAGTTTTAGTAACTGGCGCAGATTGTCTGATGAAAGCAGATGCGTTTGTTTGATATGTAACTCCACCCTGCACGACCGGCACAAGTTCTGAGCCAGTCAGGGGGAGCGTGGCTGCTGGGAGTTCTGAAATTTTTGTGCCGGCCATGTTTATTGCCCGTTATTAAGCTGCGACGAAACCTTGCATATTGACATACACCGCACCAGCTCCAGAGGCGGTGAGCGTCACCACTTCAAGCAGGGTGTTGGCAGTGCCGCGCAGGGGGCACGAAAAATCAAAATTGGATGAAGCCAATCCGCCAGTCGGAATTTTAATCCGCCACAACACGGTGCCCGCCGCACCGTCACGGATTGCCAATTCAGTGGCGTTTGTCAGTGCTTCAGACATGATCTGAATATTGGTGATGTAATTCCGCAAAGAGGCACCAGCCGCCGTCTTAACTGTCACCGCCGTGGTGGTGTTAAGAATGCCGCCGGCTGCAGCCGCATAAGACCAAAACACTTCAGGCACGGAATATGGCATAACCACCATAGCCGCGCTAGACGTCATAGTGGCGCGGGCAGCATCGCCAGCAATAAACGTAGTCGGGGAATTGGCTGCTCTTACGACGCCGCCGACAATCAGTGGGTTTGCGCTTGTTGCCGCATCTTCAGCAGCATTCCCGGTTACAGCGGTCGTTGGAAAAATGTTCATTTGTAGTAGCTCACATTAAGTATTGAACCGACTGCTGTTCTAATAAATCGCAACTTGCGAAGATCGCCGTCATAAATAAAAACGGTTCCAGGCAACAACGGCATTCCGATTGCCGACGTTGGGTCAACCCCATCATCGCGCCATCTTATAGATACAGCATCCACAATAATCACTGCGTGCGTGGGCATTGCATTTTGCCCTGTATTTGGGTCAATTGATGGCACAGTCAGAGCGGTTGAAGCAGCGCCAAGGGTAATTTGTTGATACCCCATGCACGTTGTAATGTCTTTATTCATGCCAAAAACCTCAGCTTATAAAGAGTCGAAAGATAAAGGCTTACGATCTCGTCAATAATGTTATGAAGCGCAGTGCAATCTTTATCTACTACTTTATAGCGGTTTGATTCGATTTCGTCTAACTGATCTTGCAAAAACTCTGTGATATTTGCGGTTTTTTTTGCTGATTGTAAAGCAATACCACCAATCAAGCCATATTTGCCTTGATATGCTTCGGCAAATGAATCAGCCAAATCGACTATTCCCTCGTAAAACCCTTGCAGAGCTACATGTTTTGCATAGCTCCGCGTGTTTAAATGCACCGAATGGGCAACATCGCGCCCGAGAAACAAAAGCCCAACAAAATCCGCCGCTTTCATTGCATTTGCCCCATTTCTTGTGATTGTTGCCCCATTTCTTGCATATCTTCTCCTGGCAATTCATGGCCCGGCATTTCGCCCACCAAATCCCCGGAAGTAATCATTCCTGCCACTGTGCCCATGACAATATCCTGAATCTGTTCAGGCGACATACTGGACTGAACCGCGCTAATACGTTGTGTTTCGGCCTGATATGCCCGCACTTTGGCGTCATATTCTTTTATCTCCAAATCGCGCGCTTCCATAGATTGCGACACGTTTTGCAGCATTTGATGCATCTGATCAAGTTCTTGGCCCATAACCTGCATTTGTTGCTGCGCGGCCATGAGTTCAGGCGGCATGTCGTTGTCGTCTTGCAGCAGCTTGGGGTCAATCATCTTCTTAAGACGCTTGGCAAGCTCATCGGACCCCGGCCAGTCAAGATTTTGCACAAGCAGGTCGCCCGCCACAGTCCAAAGCTGTGGGTTGCCTTGAAGAATCTGCGCCATGCTTTCAGCCGCTTCTTGGCGCTTGGTCATGTAGCTCGGGCCGGTGGTCACGCATACGTCATACTTGCCTACGCCTGGGTTGTAAATCTTCTTGATAACCGCGCCAGTATCTTGGTCAATGATCTTTTTCACCGGCTCAGGCTGAGTCGGGTCAATCATTGCCATATCAGCCTCGCCGTCGATGCCAATAATACGGGCGATGCGCTGGGTGTCGTAAATCTTGGGGATGAGATCAACCAATTGGCGGGCCACATGACGCACCGCACGAGCCAGATTATCGAC